TAACATTCTTTCTTTTGACACTAGCCCTGATATTGATTTGAAATCTAAAGTTGAACCTAAAACAATTCACAGCATTGGTTGGGGTAATGAGCAAGTAAAACCACTTAGAAGTCTTGAGGGTGCAACTCCAACCGACCAGTTCACCAGCGGTCTAATGGATTGGGGTTGGAGTGGAAAAAAAGCAGAAATTGGTACAGAACACGATTTTGATGGTAACTCTGTTGTAGGCACTAATATGAGTGAAGAGAACTTCCCTTCTGTGCCTTTTAGTTATCTACAGTCTTTACTTCGAGATTCACATTCGCCTGAAAATATACAATCTATGTTAACTAATGCAGAACCCTTTACTCAATATCCCGCACAAATGACTCAAAATATTGATGGTGAAACACCAAGTGATGATTATCAGAATGTATCTAAAGCAGATTTACCTAAAGAAATACCACTAATAGAGCCACTACATAGAATCTTTGAACTTAAAGACATGTCTGAATTAAGAGGCTTTACTGGTGAATGGGTTGTGTCTATTCACAAAGATGGTACAAGATGTAAAGTTAGTAAAAAGAATGGTAGAATAGCAATAGAAGACGAAAATGGCGTGAAGCAATCTTGTAGTGATGAATTAAGAGATTCATTCAAAGCGGCGTGTAAGAAAAATTATGTTGTTGACGGAATAATGGATGATGGTGATTTCTATATTAATGACATTTTGTCATATGATAAGGATGAAGTTACTGAACTAACTACAAGAGAGCGCATTAAAATCTTAAGAGGGCAGTTTGAGAGTTACCACCCTGTATTCATACCTAGTCCATCTGATATTAGAATTACAGATGAAGTTGGACTAGAAGGTGCGGTAAAAGAATTGGGTAAAGATTCTGATAAGTTATTGCTTCGTGATGCAAAGTCTACTTACATGAAAGGAGAAGAGAAGCATCCAAAGTGGGTATTACTTGCTAAATCTGATATTTTGTACCATGTGCCTTTTACTATGGAGATTGATGATAGTCACTTTATCATCAGATTACCCGAAGATGTTGTGAAATACGATATTGTAGATGAGAAGGCCGTGAACCCTGTAGCCGCTATCGGTGAAATAACCAATTCGGATTACTCTATACGGTTAGCAAAAAGCCTTGAGTCTTATTGGCAAGACGGTTTAATTGAATTGTTAAAAGAAGAAACGCAAATTGAAATACAAGAGAAGGTAGGGGAAGAGACACAGATTGAACCTGAGTTAAACGAAGAAGAGATAGAAGAAGAAAGCGCTGGCATCTTGAAACCTAAGAAAGATAGAAACTTAATTATGAAGCCAAACGATATGGCGAAGGCGCTATTACTAATTGAAAGAGCCTTAGATAAAATGCAAAAAGGCCATAGTAACATGGCTGGAAGAGGATTAGGAATAGATGTTGGGGGCGGTGTTGAAAGCCCTCGTGGACCTACTTCTCTTACGGCAGAGCAGGCTTTGCCCGATTGGGATATGAAGAAGCGCCCTACTGAGGACTTGGAGAAGCCGGAAGATTATCCGGGTAGAAAACAGAAAAAGAGGCAATCCGTAGAGCAGTCTAGCGTTTTTAATGAAAGAAGCCTTGATGAGTAGTCCCGTAGCATATATGTAGTAAGGTTTTACGTATGGTGAATTAGTGTGCTCGGTAGTCAACAACTATTCAGAAACGGCGATGGCCCAATTAGTATCCTCAAGGGTGCTAATGACCTCATCGTTGCTGGTTATGCCAGCGTTGAAGTTGTAGACAAGCAAGGCGACGTAATAACAAAGGAGGCATTGAAACACGCATTTCGGAAATTCATGGAAAATCCGTCATACAGAAATGTTCAATTGGCTCACAGTAATATACAAATTGGAGACGTTGTACCGAATTACACAGATAATGAAGGGAGGTTGTGGAAAAGCGAAGTCGATGATGTCGGAATGTTTGTAGTTGTAAAATTACGAGACGACATCGAGAAAGCAAAAGAGGTTTCAGCAGAAATCAGAAAAGGCGTTCTCAGAGGATTCAGTATCGGTGGTCAAGCGTTTAAAAGAGTCAGAAAATCAGACCCAAAACGAGGAGACTACCAAGAAATAAGCAAACTGGAACTTCATGAAATAACGATTTGTGAAAAAGGCATCAATCCCGAAGCAACATTTAGCATACTAAAAGAAGATAACAACACGGAAGTGAATAAAATGACAGAAACAGAAAATGATAATGAAATGATGAAACAACTTGGTAGCGTACTTTCGCGTTTAGAAGGTCGGCTTGACGATATGGAAAAGGGCGAAAAACCTGCTTTCCTTGAAGAGAAGAAAGACGACGATAAGAAAGATGACAAGAAGAAAGAAGAAGTAGCGGCAGTAGAGGAAGTAGAAAAGTCAGAATACTCTGATGTAATTACTTCTGATTACCTTAACTGGATGGAAGACACTCTAAAGAGTGCTGGAGTAAATACTGCCGAGGCACGTACTCACTTCGACGACTTAGAGAAAGCCAACCTAGGCTCTACACCTGAAGAAATTCAGGCTAACCACAAAGGTCTAACTGGTCAAGCACCGGGTAGAACACAAGAAGGTGGAAACCCATCAACCGGTGCTATCGCAGCAACCACAGGCGGTGGAGTGAAGAAATCAGATTTCATTAACCCAGCATCACTTACAGACTCAGACATTGAGTCTGCGTATGAAGTATACAAAGCAGCGGCTCTTGAAGAAGAGTTCCGTGGCTCTCTAGAAAATGATTTCGCATCTCGATATGCGTCAGAGCGTACAACAGAAGTTGCAAAAGCAGAAGCAGCAGCATATGATGCACGTGGACCACTAGATGAGATAAACAAAGCAATCAGCGCACTTTCGGAGCGTATTGAAGCAATCACCACTCCAACAGAAACTGGAGAGCAAATCACAAAATCGGATGCTGATGCACCAACACTAACAGTTCCTTCAACAGAAGATTTAGCAAAAATGTCATGGGATGAAGTTCATAACTTGGCATCTAAGGCTTTTGAGTGATATAGAATATAAAATGGAGATGAAATAAAATGGCACGAAATTACGTACGAACAATAACAGACATGGAAAGATACTACTATGGAGCAGGTAACGCAATGGGTTACTCATACTCAGGTAGTGAATTACTCAAGGCCGACAGCCCTATGCTGTCAACAACAGGTGGTACATACCAAGCAATCTATGGTCGCAAAGTATGGTCACAATTAAATCAAGAATTTAACGCATTCTCTATCCTACCAAAGAAACCATGGGATAGAAGTGGATGGCGAGTTATCACCGATAGGCCAAACAGCGGAGCAATTGCTGGTAGCGGTATTGCTGAGAACGGCACACTACCTGAAACTATTAAACCAGCATTCCAACATGTGGCAGCAAAACCTAAGACTATCGCTCACACATTCGATATGTCTGAAACTGCTATCTTCCTTGCTGACAAGGATGACGGAATGGGCGATATTCGCTCAGTCATGAAAGAGGAAATGGGTAAACATCACGCAGAAGTCATCAATAAGATGATGTGTGGTGACGTTGACACAGTAGCAGGCAATAATTTCGAGTCTCTTGACCGAGTTACTGCTGGATACGCTGCCGGTGCTGCATCTAAGACTGGACTAAGTACAGACGGTGATGCAATAAACGCAAACGGTGACCTAGACATATACAGTATTAGCAGAAGTGCAAATACATGGTCTAACGCTGAAATGAGTGTAAACGCAGTAGGTGGGACGCAAACCGATAGAACACTTTCTCTAGACTTATTAGATGAGATGTTCCAAAAGATGTGGATTCGTGGTGGAAACCCGAAAGTTATGTTAACTGGATATGATACTCTAATGAGAATCCAGCAACTTCTACAATCACAACAGAGGTTCATGGAAGAGAAGAGAGTTACCCCTACCTACAACGGTGTAAAGGGTGTACCCGGAATCGAGGCTGGTTTCATCGTAGCAACATACAACGGTGTACCAATCATTCCTACAAAGAACATGGCAGCAGACACACTATCAAGAGTTTACTACCTAGATACAGATTACTTACACTTCAGCACAGCAATTCCAACACAATACTTTGAGAGTGGAATAGAAACTGGTGACCCATTCGCAATCAACAGACTGGGCCAAGAAGGACTATACCGTACTATGGGAGAACTATGGACAACTTTCTTCGGAGCACAAGGGAGCGTAAGAGACCTCAAATGAGGTTGTCTTGGAGATAATAAAGGAGTGAAAAGATATGGCAGATACATTAACATTAGGCGGAACAGCGACAGCGGCATTAGTAGGAGCATGGGAACTTAGAGCGGGTTCTCATAACACTACAGAATGGTTAGATGGAGCAGCAGATACATCCTATCCGGGCGGGGGTCCGGGTACATTCAGCGCAGTAAATAGCGATGGAGCAAACGGATACGACCCAGCACCAAAGATGGCATTAATTAACGTAACAGGTGGAGCAGATGGTGAAACAATCATTCTCTCCGGTGGAGCATCAGCAATCCTGAGCGTTATGGCGACCGATGGTGGTACAGCAGCAGTAGCAGTTGGAGCATCCTTTACAGGACTAACAGCAACCTTGCAATACCTAAGTGGTTCAGCAAACGTTACAACAGTAATGGTACTATACAACTGAGGTGGTTTAACTGCCTATAGTTACATTTGTTGGCAATCTCTACATGAGACCTAATACAGACCCCTCTATGGGTGACTGGATTAGAGGTAATCCTGTAGAAGTTACTGAAGATTGGTTAGTTGCTAATAAAAGGCAATTAAAACCATCATTGTTTGTAATAGAAGGTGCAGCATACGATTTGCTAAATGACGGACTACCTGATGTGGGTTGGATAAAAGCAGACATCGTTACATGGTTAAAACAACAAGGTCTAGAAGTATCTAATGGATACAAAACTAAGTCTTCATTGTTATCAATGGTGGATGGTGTTTTAACCCCAGCCCCTGTCGAAGAAGTTGTAGTCGAAGTCGCCGCTGAAATTGTCGAAGAAGTTGTAGTCGTAGAGACTCCAATTGAAGAAGCAGTTGTTGAGGCAGTAGAAACAACAGAACAAGAAATTTAAGGAGATAAAAAAATATGGCATTTAGTAGTACAGAAGATAACAGAACACACGTATTAGGCGACCTGATGATGGTTACCGGAGATTGGAACGCAGCGAGCGTAGCAACAGGCACGATAGTAACGGGCCTATCAGATATTCTTGCTTGCGGAGTAATGGGCGACACCTTTGGTGACGTTACTGGTGGAGGCGTAGACGGAGCATTTGCTATCGTCGCAGACGCAGCACCCGGCTCATTAGTAGTCGATTGCGTCAGTGGAAACACTGGTTCTTGGTGGGCATTAGGAAAGCGCTGATTAAGGCGGTGACCTAAATGGTAAAAGCGATACAAGTAATTGGACCTTACAGCCCTAGAGATTTCTCAGGGGCAGGTAATGACGGTACGTTAAGCACCGCTATGACTACTGATATCGAAGCATTAACTGGCTATGCTAGTGCTAAAATAATCTCAGTCGAGCCAACCACAGTATTAGGAAATATATTCTTAGTAATATATCAGAAAGCATAATAGAAGGTGGTGTGAGTGAATGTCAGGATTCGAGTTACAAACGCTTGATATCGACGACATAAGCAGAGCACAAAAACAAACAGTTCGCGCAGATATTACATACGACGCTCATACAGTGAATACAGACTCGCCTTTGAGCGGTATCACTACTAAACAGAGGACAAGAACGAGTGAACTCTCCGATGTACTCGATATAGGAGCAGGTACACGCTGTGCTCATTGTGGTATGCTTCACTTTTTATGGAGAGCAACCTGCGGCGCATGCGACAGACCTATGGAGTATAACCTCGGTAGCCGTAACGAGGAGGCGAGGCTCTAATGCCACAAGTATTCAGTCCGGGTGAGGGAGAGACAAGACCTCTTGACCCAACAGCAGTCGTTTATACCACAGCACAGAAAGTTGCTGATTTATTAGACATAGGCCCACAAGAAGCGGTAGTTGCCTCATATAATAGCGATAATAACGGCGTGTATGTTACTGGTGCTGATTATAGAAATATTGGATTCTCTTCAGGAGACGTTATACTTGTTTATTCAGATGCAGACCCAATGGGATTTGAAAAAGAAATTGGCGCACCTACAACAAGCATCAATGGTGTAAAATTACCTTTTGCTAGTGGTACTGTTACCGCATCAGATTATCAAACTGCTGATAACACTTACATTCAGAATCAAGCCTCTTTCTCTAATGGTAGAACACGAGGTGTTACGAAAAGTAAAGTTGAAGATATTATACTACGTATGCAAGACCACATAGACAATAGAACCCATAATGCTTGGAGACCTTATCTTGTGCAAGCGGAATACATTAATTTCGACACATACAAGCCGTATAGACGTAGATACTACACAGATTATGTAGGTACAGCGCCTCTATTATTTAGAAATGTACAGCAAATATTACGTCTTGAACTATGGCAAGGAGACGATTATAGAGAGATAGCATCAGCGGAAGCACGTCTTTTAATTCCTGAAACGGTACAAGGAGAAACAGGTTCTATAGTCCTATCACCGGGTAATGGGACGGCAGCGACAATGACAATTGGTACAGGTACTAATCAATGGAGGTCTGCTTTTGATAAAAATACAACAGCACAGAATCTTGCTGATTTAATTAATAAAGAAGATAGAGTAGGCAAAACATCTGTGGAATTTGTACCAGCCTTTACTCTTGAAGGTAATACTTCTAACGTGGCTGTACATAATGAGTTTTTAGCATCTGCAAATTCGGATTATGGTACGGGGATTATAAAAATTACAAGTATGAGAGATACAAAAGGTGGAGAATCTTCTAGTATAGTTACCACAAATACCAATATTGAAATCTCTCAAACGACTAGTGTAAGCACTACATTTACTAGTTTGGCTAGTACAACAATAACAGTAGCCACGACAGATGGATTTGTGGCTGCTGGAGTAGTTGTAGACGCTAGTGGGGATGTATTTAGTTACACAGGAAAAACAGATACTACGTTTACGGGCTGTACGATAGTTGTAGGTTCTGCGTTATCTGATATCGCTGGGGCATTAAAGCAAGATAAGTTTGTTATTGATTTACACGGTGGTAGTTCTAGTGGAGATAAAGGTCGTTTGCGCGATTGGTGGATGGATTCAGAAATGGGCATTATCTACTTTAACAACTCATACCCTTTCTTTGAATGGAATGCAATCAAAACATCTTATATTTATGGCGAAAGATATGTAGACAAGGCTATTGAAGATATATGTACTAAAATGGTAGCCATTGACTTACTCTTAAGTGACGATAGAAGCGTACTCATACCTGAAGGTACACAGAATGTAGACATATCGTCTAAGATTCAACTTTACAAAATGGACATAGAAAAGACATTTCCTCGTTATATAGAGGTGGTTACCTTTGAGTGATACAGAAAAAATAGTTTACGATGAGTGGAAGAAAACTATAACTGCTGAATTAAGTAATAAAGAGTATCAAGCAGATTTACAAAAGGCAGTCACAGAAGGTCCGGCGGAATATAGAGAGGCTGTAGAACGTTCTGAAAGAGGACTAGAACCCAAAAACATGAGCATTGAGCAAGAATCTGCGATGAAAAATAGAGTCAATAGACGAATGATGACAGAATCCCCCGGTCTTATGGAACACAAACTAAAGAATGATGGTGGTAAATTAGTACCTGATTTTAAAGCCCATGAGCGTGAAAAACGTAAGAAGGAGTTTGCTAAATGGTAGCGACATTCGATGAAGGTATTGATGTAGTACTTGATGTACTCAAAAATAACTGGACTAGAGGTAACACTAACAATTACAAACCTGTGATTATTGATATAGCAGATGAAAGTCCTGAACGTGGTAAGAGACTTGACCTTGATAGAACGGATTATATTATGGTGTTTGAAACAGCACATAACGAAGAGTTACCTGAGATGTTGTATGATTTCGTCACCACACGTATCAATATTACAGTTGATATGCGTACTACGAGAAGTAGAGACCAACTGAAAAAGATGGAGAACGAATTAAGAAGATGCATACATCTTAAAAGGAAAGGTGATGGTGTAAACTTTGATAGGCTTGTGTACAAAACACGTACCGACTTATCAGATAGAAGTAAAAAACTGTTCAGAATGACCTTTCAGATAGAAGTTGTTATCTTTGCAGAGTTAATCCCATGAGGTGAGAGAGAGCCATGCCATCGACAGTATACAAGGGTGATTTGTCCGAGATAACCTTCGGACACGAAACAGGAGTGAGATTAGAGCATGATTATGCAGCAGGTACATCTTTTACAGATGCTACTTGTGATTACAATAATGCTGTAACAATAACAAACGATGCTAATGCTGCAATAGTAACTGGATTACGAGTGACTGGTACAGGTATTCCAACTGACGCTTATGTTGCCTCAATAGTAAGTTCTAATGCTGCCGGAGCAACGACTTCATTTACTTTATCTGTTGCTACTACTGGTGGTGCTGTAACTAACGGTACACTAACCTTTGACCCCGATTTCAAGTTTATCGCTGGTGGTGGAGATAAAGATACAGTAAGTGATACTAGTGTAATTTCTTTTAGAGGTGGTCAAGCGGATACTCCTGTATTTGAAGGCATTCTTGAATACCCTAATGGTATGTTAGTCGGCAGTAAAGTAATATTTACAATAGCAAGTGGCAGTCCTGAATGGGATACGCAAGACGACTATGCGGTATCGGGTAGGATGTTTACTATAATTAAACAAGAAGTTGCTACAAGTGGTGATAACAACGGATGTACCGAAATTACTATTACACCCGCTTTGAAAACAGACCATAGTTCAGTAGACAAAGATTCTAAGGCTAATGATGTAATGACTATCTTACCTTTTACGACACCTGCGATGGACGTAGGTATGCAACACGCTGATGCAGCAAACACATCTGCTGAGAGTGTATTGACTGACCAATTCGTTGGACTAGTAAGCACTGTCGCACTTCCTGAGACTAAAGTAGACCTCAAGAGATACCATGTTGTAGGACTTGGTAGAGATGTGGCAGTACAAGTACCGGGCAGATTTACTAATACCGGTGGTTCATTCGAGTGTAACATACACAATGGTCGATGGTTCTATTATTGTTTAGGACATGAAGTTGTAAGTGCACCGGAAGTTAGACAAGATGGGCATGGAAGTGAAACATATACATTGACAGCAGCCGCTTATTCAGGTGACTCGTACATTACATTCGATAGTAGCGGTTCTACTAATCCAGCAATTAATTCTGTGAATGTAGGTGTAGGTGATTACGTTTTCTTACTCGGCGGTGACAATACAGAAGGTGTTGACAAAGTAGATGTGCAGAGTTACAGAGATACAAATGTAAATGCGGAAGTATTTACAGACGCTACTTGTGGCTACAACGATGACCCAACTATTACAATGGATAGTACCGCTAAGTTAATTGTTGGTATGTCTGTGTCCGGTACAGATATTCCTAGTGGTGCGACAGTATCTAGTATAACTAACTCTACTACTTTTGAATTGAGTGCATCCACCACAGGTGGTAGTGTAACTAATGGTACTCTAACTTTTGACCCAAGAGATATTTCTGCATGGCCGAATGTAGACGCTACGAAAATAATTGATAAGGCTATGAAAGAAGAAGCAAGAAGAATAGTAGCCATTACTGTAACTGGTGGTATTGGTAAAGTTTGGTTAGACGACCCTCTACAATTCTCGTATGAAGATAATACAGTAGTAGAGTTTGCTAGATATGCAGCAGATGATAGCAATGGTAGTCCACATAGAAACACGACCACAGGGGCAATCACTAAACCAGTCAGTCATTTGTTCTTCTCTCGTACAACTGTGCCTTCTTTTGCTATGGAAGTCAGTGTTAGAAGAAGAGACATAGACAGTAACGATGGTACTACCGATGGTGGTACAGGAGATTCAAAACAACTAACACGTGTCTTTAGAGGCTGTAAAGTGAAAGATTTCTCACTAACCACAGACACAGACGCTGCTCTAAGATTGACAGCAAACTTCGATTCAGCATTGTGTTACACAGATACTGGTAGGTTAGAAGCAAGTAACAAGGGAGATAGATACAATACACACAGACTCTTTGAAGATACTGCTAATACAGAAGTAAAGAGAAAGATTTCAGGTATTGGTAAAGGGACTCAGAAACCATTTATGTTTTACAACGGTTCTATATCTATGCTAGGTACAACATTGGGTCAAGTTGTTTCATTCACATTAAACGGTAAGACTGGTGTAGAGCAGTACTATACTATTGGTGCGGCTAACATAGCGAATAGTGCTACTGACCAAGTGCCATTTGCTGGTACTCGTAACCCTACACTAGCAGTAGAGGGTAAAACAGAGTATGACCTTGAAATGGAGATAATCGTAGACGACCCTCTATTCTATCACAATATGCGTAGAGCAGTTGAAAACTTTGATGAAACAGACGAGACTGCGCAAACAGATGCAGACATGATACGTTTATCTTTCACAAAACAAGTATCTAGCGGTACGGCAGAATCTATTGACATACTAATGGATGATTATTACATCGTTGAAGCACCACTACCCGTACCTGAGGATAAAGGACCATTGAGGGCAAAACTAAAGATTCTACCTAAATCAGTAAAGGTTATCGCTGTTGATACAGTTATACACGCTTGAGGTGGTATAGTGTTACCAACTGCTGTTAAAAGAGTTCAATTCTACTCACGCAATTCTCATGAAAAATATGTCTATTGGCTAATTGATATTGTCAAAGTACCATACGATAAGGCTTTGTTAAAGACTAATTCTAGAAATGTCGTAGATGCGATGGTTGTTAAAATGATAAACGAAGGTAAAACCATTACAGAGACTACTGTACTAGCGCCCATAATTCGAGAAATAGAAGATGTTACAGAAGATACCGTAGTAGAACCTATAGTAGAACCTATACTAGAAGAAATAGAAGAGCAGATAGAGCAGATAGAGCCGTCATGGGTTGAATCCGCTAGAGGCGCAATAGGTGACGTAGTGGAAGACGTAGCGGAAGAAATACAAGAGAGGGTAGAAGACGTTGTTGAAGTTATTGAAAATGTTATCGAAGATACAGTTGGGTTTACTTTTGACAGACCTGTTGAAGTTACTGAAGAAATGATGATAGTCCCCGATGTTGACAATCCGTTTGGTGGGGAAATTGATTACAATTCTTTCACCATAAGAGAACTCCAAAAAGAATGTAAAGCGCGTGGAATCACTATTCGTGGCACTAAATCTGAGGTAGTGTTAAGGCTACGACACGATGACGCAGGGATTGTCGAACAACCGACACAAGGTGTAACCGATGCCCCCTCGCAAGAGGCTGCGGACGTAACGCCGGATGCCCCCTCGCAAGAGGCTGCGACCGAGGAAGTGACAACAAATGACGATAGTAGACAAACAGAACTTACTGACGAAGAAGAGTGAACAAAGGCACGAAATCCGTGTAGACAAAGAAAATCCTGATTTAATGATGGAAGTATGGGTTAGAGAATTAACTTTCTTTGATGTACAAAAAGCCGCACAAAGTATGTTTCAGATGGATGGCGATGACATATCGCTGAATCTAGAAGGATACTGGCGTTACGCATTTTCCAACTGGGTAGTTAGAACTAACCCTGAATTAACCGTAGATGACATGATGAGCCTAAATGCATATGTCGGTCAACAAATTGCCTCTCTATTACCAAAGCCCGATGAACTGGCGGAGGCAATGCAGGGGGGTTTTACGAAAGCGAGCAACTAAGAGTTCGGCAATTTCTAAAGAAAAAGGTAATAAAAAATCCTGACGATTTAGAAATGCAGATGCAGTTGTTCGCCTACATCGTAGCGAAACATTACAGCATATCGCTGTCTGAGGTATACCATATGAGTGAAGGCGTGTTCAAACAATCCCTATCTTGGGCATTGGCTATTAATGAAGAAGAGCGTCTCGCAGAGAAGAAGCAAGACCTTGAGAATAGAACAGACAGTAGCGATGTTGTAGACTTCGATTATACATTTTTAGAAGGAGAGGATTGATTATGGCTCTAGGTGCATTACTCAATTCTTTGGCTTCTATGACTAGTTCTCTAAGCAGTATAGGTAACATAATGAGTTCATTAGGTAGCGCCGCATCTAAGATAGGTGAGGCTTTAGGTAAAGCCTTTAGTTTTGCAAAAAAGAAAGCAAAACAAGCATTTGATGCTATAAAAGATATATGGGATAAGACAATTAGTCCTTTGTGGGATTGGTATAAAGCACGTTCATTAGAATCTTTAGGAATTATAAAATCTGCTTTTGGTAGTTTATTAAAAGGGATGAAAAATTTATGGAACAGTACCGTTATGCCGATATGGGATTTAATGAAAACTGCTATGATGTTTTGGGTTAACTTATTTTCAGGTGAGTGGGGTAAAGCCCTAGGTAATGTCAAAACGATATGGGGCGCTACATTTGGTAAATTATGGAGTGGGTTAAAATCTGCCGCAGGTAAAGCATTAGGGGGCATCAAGACTTTATGGGGTGTTATAGTTGGTACTATGGGTACTATATTCGATGCTACTATTGGAAATGCATTTGATAAATTAAAATCAGCAGCACAAGGTGTATTTGATACAATAGGTAGTGCATGGGATACTGTCACATCTGTTATGTCTACCATATATGATAAAACATTAGGTAGAATATTTGATGCAATAGGTGGTGCACTCAAAGGTATATTTAACTTCGGTAAATCGGTAGTAGGTGGTGTAGCAGACCTAGGTAGTGGTGCTATAAATGCCGTTACAGGTGGTAGTGGAGATAGTGATTCACCTTCTTCGGGTGGCAACACGTTCAATATGACATTCAATTTAAGTGGTCTTACAGACCGTACAGATAAAAGAGAATTGGCGAGAGAAATAAGTGATTTGATACAACAAGAATTGTCACGTAGTTCAGGCGGCGGTGGAAGAATTGGAAGGGGATACTGATGGCTGCTGGTATACCGATTAGATTAGTTCAAGAAAATCACAACACAATAGAATTAGACGCAACGTCTATGACTCTTTCTACTTCTAGAAAAGTGGGTGGAATGGCTATACCTTTTACTGGTAGTAAGCGCATAGGTATGGATTTGAACATTAATAGCGCTATGATAAACATTCAAGGCATCATTGCAGACGATAGAGAGGGTACAAAGAGTACAGCACACAGCGCTACAATTAATTTTGGTAAAACGCACAGTCAAGAAACTCAATGGAATACGACTTCTAACTTAAGCGGATTAAGTGGTCAAACACTCAAGATTCAGAAATTCGATACAGGGATTTCATCGGGTGTTATACAAATTACTTTTACACCTGCTGGAACTACTACATCTAACGGTGTTACATCTAGTGGTGCATCTACAATGAATTTAACTAGTGCTGCTGATTTTTCTGCATCAGGTAGTGGTACAATAGATGGAGATGGATTTACATGGACTGGTAAAAGTACTAATCAACTTACAGGAGTAAGTGGTGTAAGTGGTACTAAAGCAGATGATGTAACAGTTATTCAAACTAGTACTACCGCTGATATTTTATCTGCTGGAAGAATAGTATACACTAGTACGTTAATACCATCTCAATTAGTAGCGGCTTTAGTTACATACATTAATACAAATCACGCATCATTTATTACCGCTAGTGCGGTATCGGGTGTAGACTACAATGATGTAACTTCTAATTGTATACTCAATATAGTAATGACGACTTTGGGCAAAAATACTACTATGGCTAGAACTACCCCTTTGTGGAAGGGTAGCGGAGATTTTTGGAATGAACCAATAACTCAAACATTTGCAGGTGGCTCTGATGGTGGAAAGAAATCTGCTGGTGACAAAACTATGGATTTATACGGCATAATCAACAACAGCAAAAGTAGAGGACATACCACCACGATTATCAATAAGCACATACTACAAAATAGTAGAACAAAAGAACTTAAAGATTACATTATTGGTTTACAAATACCATATAACTCTACCTTGAAAGCAACTGGTGGTGACGAATACGTTGCGAGAAACTTCTTCATGCCTACTGGAAACTATGATGGATTAGACAAAACATCAGAAGGTAATAATTTACCCGCTAGTGTAACATTTGACACAGGAGAAGAAAGAACCGGAATACAGGGTTCTGTACAAAAGTTTGATATTACATACGATGCTGGAGAATCGGTTTATAAATTCAATATGATATTTGCACCGATAGATAATTTGATTCTATCATAGATAACTTGGGGGAAGGCATTTGACAGTAATTAGCCGTAAGAATCATGGGTTTTTCTTTAACGGCATTACTGACAGTATCATTGTACCCGAAGGCGACTTTAGCGAATTAGGTCATAAGACGACGAGAGGCACCGATGATGTCAGAGTCATTCTTTCCGAAAACGCACCTTCTTCTACACGTAATGAGGGTGCAACATCAGGCATCTACAATAAACATCTTACAATAGAAGCGTGGGTAATGCCTGATTGTGGCGGTACAATAATAGAGAAAGAAGGCCAATACAAACTTTCACTCGGCCATGTTGACACACCCGGCCCCGCTAAGTTTGAAGTCTTTATGATTGGAGATGGTGGAGAAGCGAGGTACGAGTTAACTACCGCTACATTAGATACTGACAGATACGAAGGTACTGTATATCCACATATCGAATACCAAGGCATACAAGATTCATACAATAGATTCGTTGGTAGCAGAGACGATGCCACTGAACTTAATAAAAATCATAGACCTTTGATACATGTAATAGCGACAGTAAGAACTAACGCAATACAACTGTATATTAATGGGGAATTAGTCGCATCCCAATCTATCAAAGATAGGGATTTAGCACTACAAATCTCCACTAAACAAACATACATTGGGGGTAAAGGTGGAGAATTTAGAGGTACACTAGAAGGTATTCACCTTAACGCATCTTTCAAAACTTCAATGGTAGACGGAAATGCCCCCTTAGCAGATAGTGATACTCTCTTGTTGTATAGATTTGAAGAGCCTATTGCACCTATTGAAGAAGTTTTTACTTATAGCGCTCACGCAAGTAGTAGTGGTTTATCTACATTAACAATGACTAAGGTAGATGCTCAATCACTTGCTTCTAAACTCACAGGTAATGCTGTAACAACAGGCACTGTTGACTTCACGTCTTCTCCTTATAGTTCAGGAGATTATGAAGTATTAGATTCATCATCAGGTTCTACTGTGGTAAGGGCTGTTTCACATGTACCGTATAATATACTAGTGAATCCTGATGGTATAACGCCTTCAACTAGTAGACCTAACCAAAAACCTCCTGAAAGACTAAGATTACATTCTATAAACAATCTAGAAAATGCTAATCCTACGTTAACAGTTTCTAGTATTCATTTAGATTTTGTAAACACTAGTAATAGCAATAATGG